ATCAGATCCGCGATCGTCAGCCGCTTGAAGAGCAGCGGTGTGATCCCGGGCTGGTAGTCGGTCACGATCAGCGGCCCACCCGATCCGGCGCTCGTATCGAGGGTCGTCGCGTGCAGTTCCACCGACGGCGACTGCCACGCGCTCGAGGCCCGGTGCCCGTTGCCCTGAATGAACGCGCGGAAGCCGGGATCGTCGACGAGCTGCTGGCCCATCGATTTCAGCGTCCGCTGTGCCGGCAGCCCGTTCTGGCCGGGCACGGAGGGCGTCATCCCGGCGGTGAGCCGCTCCATCTCGGCCAGCATGTTCGCGTCGCCCTGGGCGCCGTCGATACGGGCTTTGATCGCTTTCGCGTCGTCGAGAATCGTCTGGACGGCGGCCTTTTCCTCCGTCGTCATCAGGCGACCTTTGACCTCCGGCGTGGTGGCCGTGGCCGGCGTGACGACGGTGTCGGCGCACGCGCGCATGGTCGTTTCGAGCAGCGCTTTCCCGGCCGCCTGCTTCGTGCGCAGGTCGGTCTCGAGCTGGACGACGTTCAGGTGACCCGCGACCGCGATTGCGCCCATCCCGTGGAGGGTGTGCGGGGCGAAGACCAGGACGCCGAGCAGACACGCCAGCGCGAGGCCCTGCCGATGGCCCCAGAGCGCCTGGACGCACGCGCGAAACAGACTCGTGACGGACGCGACGGCGCTCGAGAGCTTCTGCCGCCACGGTTCGGCGTGGACGGTGCCGACGTTCCGACGATGGATGTCGTAGATATCGAGCGGCGTGTTGGCAATCGCGACGATGAGCGCGACGAGATAGAGCGGAATGGGAGTCATGGACACAATCCTTCAGAAGTCGAGTGCGAGCAGCGCCGCCTCGACGGCGGTCTGCCACTGGGCGTCGGACGTCGAAGGCTCCTGGCTGGTGGCCGGTGAAGGCTCCTGCAGCGTGGCCGCCGTCGTCGAGAGGAAGTCGAGGGCCGCGCGTTGATCGGCCGCATCCGGGGAGGCCGTGAGCAAGCGCGCAATGGTTTGGTCGAGCGTGGCGATCGAATCGATCATGCCGAGCGACAGGGCTTCGGCGGGTCCGTACACATGCGCCTGCCAGTCGTTCTTGACACGGGCCGCGGTCATGCCCGCGCCGCGACCCTTCACGACGTTGGCGACGAACTGGCCGTACGCCTCGTCGGCCGACGCCTGCATGCGCGCGCGCGTCGCCGCGGTCAGGGGGCCGGTTTCGTTCCCGTCGACCTTGCCTTCGCCCGCGGACACGAACGTGCGGTTGATGCCGCGCTGCTTCAGAGCCTCGGAGAGGTCGTCGTGCATCCAATACGTGCCGATCGATCCCACCCGCGCGGAGGGTGCGGCGACGATCTCGGTCGCGGCGGCCCCGATGTGATAGGCCGCCGAGCCCATCGTGAACTGGGCTTGCGCGATGATCGGTTTCTTCGTGCGCGCCTTCATCACTTCGGCGGCGAACTCGGCGTTGCCGGCCACGCTGCCGCCCGGGGAATTCACGTCGAGCACGATCGTCTTCACCGCGGGATCGGCGACGGCGGCGCGGAGGTTGCCGGCGAGCCCCTCGTATGTCATCCCGCCGCTCATCTCGCTCATGAGGTTCATGCGCGGGGCGATCACGCCGTACACGGGAATAACCGCGACGCTGCCGACTTTGGGCTGCGGGAGATTTTTGCGATTGACCAGCGCCGCCTCGATTTGCGACCGCTCCGCGGCCACGCCGGCGATCCGATCGGCGAGAATGCCGGCGATCACACTGCGCATCTCGGCCATCAGCGCCCAGGGGTGTTCGAGCGCGAAGCTCATGATGTGGTCGTAGTGCTTACTCATGCCGCGGGCTCCAACCCGTCGAGCGCGAAGAACGTGTCGCGGTTCGCTTGCTCGGCCAACTGGACCGCGCACGCGTCGCCGACGATCGGCGTCAGGTCGGTGGCGAGCTCGTGGTTCCAGCGATCGAGATCCGCGAAGAACGCGGACGCACGGTCCGCGATCGGCAGCTTGCCGAGTCGGGCCTGTTGTCGGAGTCGCGCGGCGTGAAGAATCGGCGCCACGTCGCGGGCGTTGCTGTCGTCCGCGGGTGCCGCCGGTGTCGTGGACGGCGTCATCATCGGCGCCGGCGACCCGCCGGGGTTCGCGGTCGCATCGGAGGGCCCGCCCTGTTGCGGGGCGACGGTATCGAGCGCGGGATCGTCGATGCGCGGCAGGTTATCGAGGGCGCGGCCTTCGTTCACGGTGCGCCACGGCCGCCCGATCGAGATTTGCATCGACGCCGCACGCTCTTGCGGCGTGCCGGCCAGCTTCGCGTCGATATTGAACTCGAGGTACACGTCCGTTTGGTCGTCGGACTCGACGAGCAGCTGGCGGTGCAGTTCCTGGCGCAGCATCTGGAACCACGGCCCGAGACAGTCTTGGTACAGGTTCTTGTGCTGCTCGACCATGTTCGAGAACGTGGCGTGCTCGAGAATGCCCACGAACGGCTGCGGGATCTGGTATTCCGCCGCGCAGATTTGCCGGCGCAGCATGCCGCCGAGCGTGTATTCGGAATCCTTCGCGGAGAACGACGTCGCCTTGTACGTCATCCCGTCCTCGAGGACGACGGTCTGGCCGGCTTTCGCGCCGCCACCGGCGAACTGTTGATACTGCTCGCGCCAGGACAGCTTTTGTTCCGGCGTCCAGCGCGGCGCCGCCAGGGGCCGCTCGATCACGCTTTCCTGACGGCCGGCATTCCGCCAAAACGACTCGCGGTGATCGCCGGCGGCCGCTTCTTCCGCGAGGATACGGCGCAACGTTTCGAGCGGGGAGATCCCGCCGTGGTAGCCGGCGAAGTGCACGATCTCCGACGGCTCGAAATATTGCCGGCGGCCGTTGACGGTCCAGACGAACGCGGTGGGCAGCAAACAGCCCTCTTCGGTCATCTCGTCCGGCGGGAGGCGCACGAGGCCGATCGCGTCGCGGCCTTCGGCGTCGACGTAGCGCACCTTCAGCCAGTACGCGCGGTAGTAGATGCCGAGGTCGGTCATCAGATCTTCGAAGAGCCGGTAGCGCGTGGTCGCCGGGTTCGGATCGTTCAGCCAGCGCGCGAGATCGTGATCCACGAGGCGCACACGGTCGGTATCCGACACGCGGCGGAAGGCCTGGGGCGCGACGTCGGCGATGTTCCGCGCGAGAAACTCGATGCAGATCCGGACGTTGGGCTGGGTCTTGAAAATGTCGAAGTAGGTGTGCCGGTAGTCGTAGAGACTGACGCTGCCGCTCGACGCGTGCGTCCAGGCCGGCGCCGGCGTCGTCAGGCTCTGGAGTCCTTCGAACGTGCGGACGATCACGGCAGGACCTGCAGGTACGCAATCTGCGCGCGATGGATCACCAGGTCGCCCGGAATCGGCATCGGGGCCATGCCCGCCTTGAGCGCGTGCGCGTCCTTGAACGTGAGCCAGGCGCCCCGTGAGGACCAGAGCACGGCCTCGAAGGCCTCCGTCGGATCGTGGGTGAAATTCACGATCACCCGCCGCAACAGACACGGTGGCCGCCACCAGCACAGCCAGCGCATTAGGAAAGAGCCACACGTGTCAGTGTTGGGCCTCGCGTGCGGCCGACGGGATTTGTCGATGTTTAATCGGCGCGGCGTTTCTTCAGTTCGCGGAGATCGCGCCGGATGATCTCGGCGACACTGACGTCCTCGAGTAAGGCGCGTTGGGCGTAGGCGTCGAAGGTTTTCGTCGGGAACGTGACCCCGACTTCCGTCGAGGAATCGTCCTTCGCCAGCGGCGGCCGGCCCCGGCGGACGCGCTTCATTGCGCGCCCGCGCGGGCGTGGATTACACTTCTCGCGCGATGGACCGCATGACCTTCTTCGGCGACATCACCGTGCCCGACAGCCCCGAGTCTCGCATCCTCATTCCGGGCAAGCCGGGCCATCGCATCGTGATCGTCGACCCCGACACCCTGTTCTATGAACACGTCGAGACCGGCGAGCTGACCCCCATCGCCACCGCGCCGCCGATCGCCGCCTTCCTCCGGAGCGTCCTGAAGCCATAGCGCGCGCGATCGCGGCGTCATGCGACGAGCAGCTCCGGGTCCTCGGCCGTCGGTGCGTCGATCGCCGCGAGCTTCCGCGCCATCAGCGCCGCGATCACCGGGTCGATGCGTCCGCGGCTCTTTTTCTTTTGCGGATAGATGTTGTCCTTGCCGTCCCGGTAGACCACGACGTTGCTGATGCACACGGCCATCAGCGGATTGCCGCCAGAATCCGCCAGGCCGTCGAGCACGTCTGCCTCGAATTCCTTCGAGGGCGCGCTCATGTGTTTCAGGATTTGCGGAATCTCGACGACCTCGAAGCCGTCCGCCGTGAGGTCCTGCTCGATCGTCCCCGCGTTCCACGGATCGAACCCGATCTGCTTGATGTCGAACCCGAACAAGGCTTTCGCCTCGTTGACGGCCGCGCGGATGACGTCCTGGTCCAGGCGGTTGCCGGGGTTCGTGGTCAGGATCGGCCAGGGCGACCCCGGAATCAGGTCCTCGGTCCACTGCAGGTAGGGCGCCCGGTCGCGACGCGCGCGCTCGAGGAGGGTGTCCGCCGGCGTGAAGCACCGCACGAGATAGCGCCAGGTCGTGCGCCCGGTCGCGGGGTTCGGCGGGAAACAGAGGACGAATGCCGCGAGATCAATCTTGCTCGAGAGGTCAATCGCGCCGAAGCAGGGTTCGCCGCGCAGCTCCTCGAGGAGCCAGTCGGTCTGGCCACTCCGCCAGCCCTCGAGCGAGAGCCAGGGCTGGGCGGTGTTGACCCAGAGGTTCAGCCGCTTCTGTTTAAAGGTCGCCGCGGCGCCCTGCATGCTCGTCGCTTTGGTCGCGAGCGCGTGCAGGTCCTCGGGTTTCACCGACACGCCATAATTCGGATTGGCCTTGCGCCACGTCGCCTCAGCGAGCCAGTCGTCGGCCGGCATCTGCAGCGCCTTGTCTTCGACGTCGGCGTGCGCGATGAACGCGAAGAACGTCTCGTCGACGAGGAGTTCTTCGAGAATCTGCACCGCGTAGCCGTGCTGGTCGCCGCAGGGGGACACCGGGTCATCGCCGGCGGTTGTGATCTGAAAATTCACCGGCTGCCGGCGCGCGCCGGTGGCCGTTTCCATCACGTCGATCGTGTCGCGGGACTTGATCTTGTGGAATTCGTCGACGATGATCAGATTCGGGTTGAGGCCGTCTTCTGGGTTCGCGCCGAGCGGCTCGAGCTTCGACGATGTGTCGACGCGGTGAAGATTCCGCGCCATGATTTTGATGTGCTTCTTCAGGCCGCTCGACGCGACGAGCTTCTTCATGTCGTTGAAGACGAACATCGCCTGCCCGCGTTTGGTCGCGAGGCAGTACCCCTCGGCGCCCGGCTCGCCATCGAAGAAGGTGACGTAGAGTCCCACGATGGCCGCCTCGAGGGACTTCCCGTTCTTGCGCGGGACCTCGTTGTACGCGGTGCGGTACCGTCGGAGGCCCGTGTCGACGTGCACCCACCCGAAGAGCGACCCTAAGCGGAACTGTTGCCACGGCTGCAGGACGATTAGTTGCCCGGGCTGCCCGTGGTGCGGTCCCCATTCGCCCTTGTAGTGACGCAGTTTCCCCGCGAACCGAAAGAACCGATCCGCCTGGCCGGCGTCAAACCGATACGGGAACAGTTCCGGGAGCCCGTGTTGCTCGCGCTCCCGATCGCGGAGATGCCGCGCGCACGACAACCGGTGATACTTCCCCGCCGGCACCGTCCCGTCGACGACCTCGCGCGCGTACGCGTCGACGAGCTGCGCACTCCTCACCGCAAGCACGGCCGCGGCGACGCCGGCGGCGGCCGCGCGGAGTGTCTTCAATGCGTCGATCCTTCCGGCCCGAACTCCGCGAACGGATCGACCGGAACCGGGACGTCGGCCACCTTCACCCGCGACCGGGCCGCCGGCGTCATCCCGAATTCCACGAGGTACTGGCGGATGGCCATGTGCCCCATGCGGAGCTGCGCCGTGTGCTTCGCCTCGAGCTTCTTGAATTGGACGATGTGCCCGATGGCCTCGACGATCTGATCGCCCTGGCGCAGACGCGCGATGGTGGTCTGGAGTTTCACGATCAGCCGCTCGTTCCGGATCCGGGACGCGGCGATGTGCTCGGTCTCCGCGAACAGACAGCAGTACTGGTACAGCGCGGCGTCGTCGACGATCGTGATCGTCTTGTTCTGCTCGAGACGCCTGACCATGCGCATCCACTCCGCGAGGGCATGGCCGCGCAGTTTCGCCGGGCGTGGGGGTCGGCCTTTCGGCGGATCCGGATCGACCCGCGATCGGCGATTGCGGCCGCCGGAGCTCGAGGTGCCCGCCATCAGCGGGGATCGGATCGCAGGCCGGCCTTGACCATGGGGGATTTCTTCGCGGGCGACCGCTCGAGCTTCTGTAATTCATTGCGGAGGACGGCGGGCGCGTGATGCTCGACCCATCGCTGCTGCCGCTCGAGCGCGCGGATCAATGACTCACCAGCGATCGTGGTTTTGATCACGTGACGGCCTTTCCCCCACCCGAATCCGAGTTGCATCGCCTCACTTCGAAAATGCCCGCCAAAAATGAAATTTCATTTGCTGACGGCGCGCGCGGAAAGGCCCTCCGTGGTTTCCCGCGCCTAGGTTTACAGCGATGTCGACGCCC